CGTCGAAGGAAGCCGATTTCCGCAACAAGGTGCTCAATCAGCGGATCGACGGCACCGTGCGCTTCATCGCAGCCAGAGAGTGGAACGACTGCAATCTGGCGCCGATCGATGACAAGGAACTGGAAGGGCGTGAATGCTTCGGGGCTTTGGACTTATCCGCCGCCCGCGACCTGACGTGCTTCCTGCTTGTGTTCCCGGAAGGGGATGGTCGCTACACGGTCCTGCCGCGGTTCTTCCTTCCGGAGTTCGACATCGACGGGAAGAGCGACACAGACCGTGTGCCATATAACGTCTGGTCGAAGCAGGCAGACGCGCGCCTTACCCTGTTACCGGGAAAAGTGATCGATCCCCTCCTCGTGGCCGAACACATCGCAGACGAGGCGGCGCGGTTCGATATCAAGGCTATCGCCTATGATAGGTGGCGCATCGAGGATCTGAAGCGCGAGCTAGAGAAGCTGTCTGTCGAGTTGCCGCTTGTGCCGTTCGGCCAGGGGTACAAGGACATGAGCCCTGCCGTTGACGTGCTTGAGGTCGCGGTCGCGCAGCAGAAGCTGAACCATGCCGGCAACGTGTTGATGCGCATGTGCGCGGCCAATGCTGTCGTGACGAAAGATCCGGCCGGAGCAAGAAAGCTTGACAAGTCTAAGGCGAGTGGGCGCATTGATGGTATCGTTAGCCTTGCAATGGCACTGAAAACTGCACAAGGCCACGAGGAAGAAAGCCTGCCAGCGTGCTTGCTGGCCATGCTGGCGGCATAACTAGGAGATGGGAATGGCACAGGGATTAGCGATAACGCGCGGGCAGTTGGCCATGATGAGGGGCAAGGCTGCCGACGCTGTTAAGGACCAGAACGACAAGGAAGCGTTGGCGGAGGTTATACGCCTGCATATTGCAATACAGGCGATCGATGCCGTTCTCGTCGAGCGAGGCGCCGGCAATCAGGAATCGCCGTGGAATGATCCGAGCTTTAGGCTCAACCGCTGACCTGTTGCCGATCAGCAACACCCCTGCCGCTATCTACTGGCGGCGGGGCGACTTTTTTCGGCGGAAAGTGCCACTTTCTGGCTTCTCGTGGAGAGTATATATGAGGGGGTAGGAAATTGGCCTTCCCCATGGTGTGTATAGCTGAACGGTCCCTTTCCGCGATTTCGGCGGGTGTATAGGTGAGCGTACACTCAAACGGTGCGCCGAGCGGTTAGTATGAGAGCACTGCGCAGCCACGCGCACTCAAGTCCCTGACGGGTGAGTACGTGCTGAAACCGTGAATTTGGGGACAGTATTATAGGAAGCATGCTTCGATCGGCCCCAAGTTTCTAATAAGGGGGGAACCGTCTCCCACGCGCACTCAAGTCCCCAAGGGGTGAGTGTACACTCAAACGGTCCGAAAATGACTAGGAGTGGAAGGTATACCCTGATCGCTTCGAAAATGACTAGGGATAGGAACGCATGCGCTGATTAGCGCGCGGATGACTATAAGTAGAGAGACAATTTCAGTTCCGGGCGGCTACTCCCTTGGGGCCTGGCCAGTCCTTTAAGTCTGCATCGCTGCCGCCACCTACGGACATGAGCGGTGCAGGCACGGCAAGTCGTGGACGTGGTGGTCTGCGCAAACGCAATGGATCTGCCGGTCCATTGGCGCCCGCGTTCGGGCATAGCGGTCAGCCTGCGTGATACCGGCTGACCGCACCCCTTTTTACCCAACGCAAAATCTAACAACTGACGAAAGGAAACGGCCATGGCCGACCCTTGGCGCGAGCGCGCCTATTCCGTCGGCGAGGCCGCTACCCTTGCCGGCATACGACGCAGCGCATTGGATATGTGGTGCATTCGGCAGCCTGCCGAGCTGTTCTCAGAAAAGCGCGGACATAGACGCTGGTTTTCACCGCAGGACATCGCAATCCTGCGGCTCGCTCATGAGCTAGAGCGCGGCGGCATGCCACTGCTTGGCGCGATAGGCGCGGCCTTCGAAGTCTTGCAGGAACCGCCTGCCGCCGACGCCATCTTCGTCATTCCGACCGGCAAGCTAACGGCACGCTCGGCCCGGTTCATTTCCGACCGCGATGTGCCTCGGCTCGTTGTCGACAAGTCACAAATTCTCATTCCCATCGGCCAGTTGGTCGCCGGGATAAACGCGGCCTGCGCAGAGCTTCGGCAGCGCGCCGCATAAGCAACCGCACCTAGGGCGGAAAACACCATGCGGCTACGGCCGCTTTTTTTGTGCACAAACGAAAGGCATACACATGAACCTTCATCATCTGCAGGAAACCCGCGCCGCTAAGATCGCTGAGCTTCGCAAGGTTACCGACAATCCGGAACGCTTCGACGCTCTGGAAGCCGAAGTCCGCGCGCTCGACAAGGATATCCGCCGCGCCGCAACGCTCGCCGAATTTGAGCGCCAGGCCGACGCAGAACCGGACGCTTCCCAGGTACGCGAACTGCGCAGCTACTCGGTTGCCAAGGCCATCCGCGAGGCCGCTGCCGGCACGCTGACGGGCGTCGAGCGCGAACAGCATGATGAGCTGAGCAAGGGCCGCGAGGCGCGTGGCGTCATGGTCCCGACTTCCATGATCCTTGAGAGCCGCGCCATGACGGTAGGCGGTTCGGCCGGGAACACGGTCGCGACCAATCTCGGTGGCCTGATCGATCGCCTTCGTCCGACTCTGGCAGTGCAGGGCATGGGCGCGACGGTCATCTCTGGTCTGACCGGCAATTTCGACCTTCCTCGCCTGACCTCTGGTCCCACTTCCTCGTGGGTAGCCGAAGATGGCGCGTCGACGGCCTCTGACGCGACCTTCGACAAGGTGGCTATGTCGCCGAAGACTGTTACCGGCGAAATGTACCTGTCCCGCCGCCTGACGCTTCAGAACAGCGTTGCGATCGAAGATCTGCTTCGCCGTGACCTCGGCTTCGTACTGGCGCAGGCGCTGGACGCTGCGGCGATCAAGGGCAACGGTTCGGCCAACGAGCCCGACGGCATCATGGCGGTCATCGCCGAAGATGGCACGACCTCGACCGACATCACCGACATCGCTGCCGATCTGATTGCGGCGCTTGAGATCGACGACGTGATGGGTACGGGCGCGTTCCTGACCAACCCGAAGCTCATGGCGCTTGTCCGCAAGCTGAAGGACACGACCGACCGCAACATCCCGGCTTCGGAGATCTTCCACCAGAAGTCCGTCACCACGACCACCCAGGTGAAGACGATCACTGGCACTCCCAACAAGGAGCCGCTGATCTACGGTCACTGGAACGATCTGGTCATCGGCTACTGGTCTGGCGTCGATATCCTCGCCAACCCGTACAGCGACGCATCGAAGGGCGGTCTCCGGCTGCATGCCTTCCTCGATGCTGACGTTGCTGTTCGCCATGCTGAAAGCTTCGCCTGGAAGGGTATCTAATGTCAGCAGTCGACCTCGCTGACGCCAAGGCGCACCTCCGCATCAACTTTGCTGCGGATGACGCGTACATCACTGGGCTGATCGAGGCGGCTGAGGACTACGTGGTATCGGTGGGGGTGGCATTCGCCACTCCCATTCAACCCGCCGTCCGTCATGCCGTGCTGCTGATCGTTTCCCACTTCTACAACAACCGCGAAGCCGTCACCACGGCCGGCATTGCTGCCATGCCGTTCGGCGTGAACGCATTGCTTCAGCCCTTCCGGGAGCAAAGCCTATGACCATTGAGAAGCGTATCGCGACGGAAATTCGCGCAGAGGGCCGCAAGCTGACCGGCTATGCCGCGACGTTCGGCAACGAAACCCGTATCCTCGATTTCCATGAGAAGATCGCGCCAGGCGCCTTCGCCGCTTCCTTGCGGTCCAATCCCGACATTCTCGCCCTCGTGGATCATGACCCGTCACGTGTTCTGGCGCGGACCAAGAGCGGCACTCTGCGCCTCTCTGAGGATGAACGTGGCTTGAAGTTCGAACTGGATGTTCCGGATACAAGCGCCGGCCGTGACGTGCTGGCACTGGCCGCGAGGGGCGATCTGGGCGGCATGAGCTTCGGCTTTACCGTTCCCGATGGTGGCGACATCTGGACCGGAGACAGGCGCGAATTGCGCAACGTCGTCCTGCACGAGATCAGTGTGGTCCAGTCCTTCCCGGCCTACGGCGGCACCAGCGTGCAGGCTCGCTCTCGCCAGCAACGGACGGATGCCGATCGTCGCATTGCTCTGCTGGAACTGGAGGGCGTTCGCTAATGTGGCCTTTCTCGAAGCAAGAGAAGCGGATCGCGACCAGCGATCCTTTCCTCGGCGAGTTCCTTGGAGCGCGCTGGCAGGGGCGAGCTGATATCGAGAAGGCGAGCGGCCATGCGGTTGCCCATCGCTGCATCTCGGTCATCGCCGAAAACCTCGCATCGGTCCCGTTGAAGGTCTACCGCAAGACCGCAGATGGCGGCCGGGAAGCCGCTACCGATCATCCGCTCTATGCGGTCCTGCATGACCAGGCTTCGGCAACCCTGACCGCCTTCGAGGCGCGGGAATGGCTGCTGGCATCGGCGCTGACCTATGGCAACGGCTACGCCAAGATCGAGCGAAACGGGCGCGGCCAGGTCACCGGCCTTTCCCCTCTCGTGGCTGGCTCTGTCACGGTCGAGAAGCTGTCCACCGGTAGGCTGCGGTATAAGTACGCAAAGTCTGACGGTGGCACGGAAACGCTTCTGCAGGACGACGTTCTGCACGTTCGATATCGGACCAAGGACGGCATTCTGGGCATGTCGCCGATCCAGATTGCTAGTGCAGCATTCGGCCTTGCTCTGGCTCAACAGGACCAGGCAGGGGCGGCTGCTGAAAACGCCTTCCGTCCTGCGGGC